AGTTCTAAAAGATAACATAATAATGGCCGCAAATATGACTGATGCTGAGTTCTCCGCTAGATTGGGTGAAATAAAGAGTAAATATCGTGAGAAACACGGAATAAAGAAGTTAGACAAGGCAGCTGGAGATTTTACTGAATTCGATTCCACACAAGGTGTCATGGCTTACGTACTTACATCCGTTCTATACATCATACTAGGTATGCCACCACAACTTGTAGCCAGACTCAGAGATCATAGTGACACTTGGGTCATGTATACGGATTTTATACGTTTGATCGGTGAATTAAAATTTCACTCCGGCACATTCGAAACCTGGTTTAGAAATACATTTTACAACATGTGCAACATCGCGACCGTATACGAATGGGTATTACTGGTGATTGCCGTTTTCACTGGCGATGACTCGGCTTTAGAAGGTTTAGATATCAAGTTCAGCAATGAAGAATGGTTGAACAAAAACAAACTACTGCTGAAAGACGAAAAACCACCTGTTATCGAATTTGCCGGGAAATTTATGTGTGATCATGCTGTCGCACCTGATCCTTTAAGACGCGTAGCCAAATATTTATCGAAAATTTACTCGACACAAGAACAATATAGTGAAACGATCATATCATTAAGAAACGGATTGGAAATGATACCGGATCAGGAGACACTCGACGAAGCATGTTTTCTAACCAATCAGTACTACAATTACACAAAACTTTTCGATTACGTGCCATCAGCAGATGAAATCAAAATCTTATATGGTTTCTTGCATAGTGAGGCAAAAGATCCGCGCAGAATGAAAGACATGATATGCAGACGAATGGAAATAATACCCGTCGCGCAAAGAAAATAACCTATTCTTAATACTACAGAAAATCATATATTGTACATTTGTAAATATAAATATTCACTTATGAACACTAACACGAACACGAATCCACCGCAAAGCAAACCAACGAAAAATAGTTTCGTCATTAATAACAACGGAGCTATTCGCCGACGTAGATTTCGACGCAGACTCCCACCAAGATTACGAAAATTGGCGAATCAAAACCGAAGATTAGGTCGAAACAATACCACACCTAAACGTAATAATGTAAATCGACAACGCAAAACCAATAATAAACCAGTAGCGACCAAAGGAGTCATGAACAACCCTTATGCTATGTGCCGCTTGATGCCTTTTAGATCTCAGGGTAAATCACTTGGAATACCTGACGGTACAGACTTGAAAAGGATTTTAATTGATCATCGAATGCAAAATACTTTCACTATCGGTAGCTCAGGGGGGGTAAACATCGCTATAACACCTGCTTTACCATCATCTATATGGTTCCAGACACCACACGCAGACAATGATTTCAAATGCAATTCACTTCATTTCCCAGCACACACAGGCGATGATACTGTTATGTTCACAGTCATGCAACCGGAGTGGCGATACTTACCAGTAACGCTACGTAATACCGCTGGTATCTTTGACGATGCTCCCGCTCTATATGGTGCTACCAAAAGTCGTATTGTCACCATTGGGTGGTCAATCCTTTACACAGGTACATCACTGAACAATTCGGGGCTAATTAAAGTTAATAGAGCTCAATTATCAGCAAATACACTCCAACCGAATCCTGAACAGTTCACAGTGGTCAATTCGCAAGGTGGA